CACGGAGTGCTTGCGGCAGACTGAGATCGTCTCGGTGTCCCAGGGGGCTGTGATGACAACCAGGTCGTCCACCAGCGACAGGTTCTCAGGGAGGGTCTGGGCGAGAAAGTCCCCATAGCCGCACGAGACCGTGATCGCTTCAATTCTGGTCATATTGTGATGGTACAATATATAGGATGTAATGATCTTATGCCGTTTTCAGCAATCAGCCTGTCTAGATCCTCGTCCACTTCTTGCTGATGTCAACCTCGGGCACATTCGGATGGATCGTGACCTGGGCTGCCGGTTGGTTCACCTTGACCGTGATGCCGTCAGCGATTTGGATCTGCCTGGTGGCGAACCAGAGGGCGACATCCGGCTCCGGTTGGGGCGTGGGCGTCGGCGTCGGACTGGGCGTGGGAGACGGCGGCACGGGTGTCGGCGTCGGAGTCGGCGCCGGCGTCGGTGGGGGTGTCGGAGTCGGGCTCGGCGTGGGCGTCGGAGTCGGGGTTGGGGTTGGGAACGGGCTCGGGGGCAGGGTGTTGCCGCCCATGCTCACCCACAGTGCAGCCTTGCTCGCATAGGTGTCGCCGTTAAAGTCGATCCCGGTGCTGGGATTGAACGCCCGGGGCGAAAACCCGGTGAACAGCTCGGCGTCGCAGACCTGGAGTCCAGCCGGGGTCAGCTCCACCCATGAACCCCAGGTCAGCAGAATGTAATTGCCGTTCGCCAGGACGCCAACCAGCGCCACGAAGTGGCCATTGTTCGGGTCCGGCACGGCCGGCGCATCCCAGATGGCCCCACCGTCGGGGTCAAACGAGTTGATCCAGGCGTCCGGCACGCTGAAGGCCATGCAGACGAACCCCTGGCTGCCGATCGCGCCCTGGACTGTGGGAGCATCCAGGGTGACGAGGTCCAGGTGGTCGTAGAGCACCGCGCCGGGTGGACTCGCGCCGGCGATGCCGCTGGGAGGTGCCCAGATCTGTTCGGTGACCTGCTGCTCGTCCAGGCCGTTGTCGCCACCGGAAACCTTCATGTACTGGGCTTCGATGGCCGACTGGCTGAAGGTGGACGCACTCCCTGTCGCTCGCAGCGTCAGCACGTTATCGACATGACACGCCATCGCCTCGCCGCAGTCGCCCAGCTTGTCGTTGCCGTCGATCGGCACGATCGCGTTGTTGACTGTCGTGTAACCGCAGGGCAGCGTTGGGACGGGCCAGGCGCCGGCGGCCGCGCGGAGGTTCTTGCGACGCAGTTTGTCGCGGTGCACGAAATGAGCAAAGTGACGAGCTTGGGGGAGCCAGACGCGGCGCGTCGTTGCCGTGTAGCGCATGAAGTTACTCCGTTGGGAGACCGATATGTCCCGCCAAAACGCCGAGGACGAACCAGAACACCGGATACAGGATCGGCCAGCGCTCGAATCCGCGGCGCATCACCCGCGAGATCGTGGCGTCTGGGCCGAACGTGCAGCACAACCAGACGTCGGTGGCGATCACAACGGCGACCGTGGCCGCGAGGAAGGCCAGGGTCAGACACTGGGCTTGCTGCGTGGTCATAGCCGGCGCACGCCTACATAACAGAAGGGATGAGCGAGGAAACCTCGGTACCACCGCTCTGCCCGGTGGGATCCTCGCCGGCCTTGGCCTCAGCGGTTCCCTCGCCCTCCAGGGCCTCGGCCGTGCTGGTGATGCCGGCCCCCTGGAGCTCGCGCTGCTGCTCGGCCAACCGGGCCTTCTGCTTCATCAGGAGCGCGATCTCGGCGTCGAGCTGGCGGTATTGCTCGTCGGTGAGCCCCATCAGCGTCTGGCGGACGATCGCCTGGAGGATCTCCCGTTCGGTGTTGGGGGCCTCGCCTGCGGCCTGGAGGGCCACCTGAAGCTTCGTCAGGTTGTCGATCAGTTCGGCGGCGCCGACCAGCTCGAACCGGGCCGGGTAGGTGATCTCGACCCCGCCATCCTCCTCGCGGTTGGGCGGCTTGTTCCGCAGCACCATCAGGGCATACTCGGACAGGAACCGCTCGGCCTTGGCCAGCGTCTTGGCGATCGACGCCAGGAGCTTGTGCCCGGTCACGGCGTCGAGCTGCTTGGAGATGCCCGATTGCGCCGTGGTGCTGCCGGCGACGGCGCCGGCCGGCTTGGCCAGGCAGGCGGCGCGGTCCTTGGCGTCGATCAAGTCCTGGAGGTTCTTCCGCAGTGACTCGGCCGGATCCTTAGGGGGGGAGACGAACTCCCAGCCTTGGTAGGAGCCCGATTCCGGGTTCTTCTTCATGGGTAGGACGTAGCCTGGCCCCACCGAGAGCGTGTTATCGGACTTGCAGAAGTCCTCGGCCCCGGAGAGGAACGGGTGCGCCTGCAAGGTGTCTGAGAGGATCAGCTCGGAACTGCGGTTGTAATACTCCCGCTGCAGCTCGGCAACCTCCTCGTACCGCGACTTGCCGATGTGTGGCGTCCGGTGCTTGGGCAGATCTACCAGGCGGAGGATCGGCACTCGGCCGTAGGGATACTCGCGCCGGCCGATCTCCTCGTCCCCGTCGTAGGAGTAGAGGATCCACCCCTCGGGACGCCAGAGGCGGAACCGGACGTAGTTGCGCCGCCAGGCCGCGCCGATGTTGCCCGGATCTTCGGGATCGATCGCGTTGCCGTGCCGGTCGTAATCGATCCGGTCCGAGGGGTCCGTGTACTCCCGAACCAGGCACTCCAGGTACCTCCCGGCCGAGTCCGTGCGCCACCAGACCATGTTCTGGGGCAGGATGTAGCTGGCCACGCAGCGGTCCAGGCCCAGTCGCAGTTCGTCGGCCCGGGTCTGGATCGTCTCCCCGGGAGGCGCGGCCGGATGGTCCAGGCAGACATCCAGGCAACCCAGCACCAGGAGGAGTGGGGCCACCGTCTCGCGCATCCAGTCGTCGATCGGAGTACCCTTACCATCCACATCGCGCCACCACGCGAGTAGATCGTCGGGGCCCTCCCGGCTGACCTCCTGGTCGTAGACCTTCGCAAGGTGGATCCCACACGCCTCGGCGACCCACCCAGGGACTGGCGTGCGCGCGCGCCTCAGCTCGTAATCGTCATCCTGCGCCGTGGCGGCCGGGTCGGCGCCGAGCATGCCGGGATAAGGGCCATACCCGACGTCCTGGGTCTGGGCATTGACGCTGCCCAAGAAGCCGGCGAACCCCTGGTAGACATTGGGGAACTGCTGGGGATCCGGGTACTCACGGCGGTGGCGAAAGAGGTTCCGCGCCGGCAGACCGCGGCGGTCCGGGCCGTAGACCGCGTTGCGGTAGCGATCGCCCCCCTCGAACGAATCGAGCAGCCAGCGCCAGCGGATCTGGTGCTCGAGCCAGTCGACGTGCCGGCGCTGAACGACCAGCTTGCCATCCAGCTCACGGTCACTCTTGAGCTCGGCTACCGTGGTCTGGGGCGTCGTCAGCCCGAGGGCGCGGCCGTCCTTGCCGGTGCCGTGGCTGGAGCGGAGAGGCGTCGATTTCATTCGCGAGTGGCGAGTATCCAGTAACGAGTCGCGAGAGAAGACCAGTTCAATCGGTTCTCGCTACTCGATACTCGCTAGTATCTCCACCAGGTGAAAGAGCAGTGGCAGCAGCAGGAAGAGCGCCACGAGGTAGCACACGGCGTCGAGCCAGGAGTACGAGAGCCGGCGGGGTCGGTTCATGGTCATGAGTGACTGGTGGCTGGTGGCTGGGTCGGCCGGTCCGGTCTTTCTGGCCACGAGCCACCCGCCACCAGCCACTCATGACCAGTCAGATCACTTCGCTCGCTCGCACTTGGCTCAATCGCGGTGGTTCGATCCTCCCCTCGGGGAAGCGGTCGCGAATGCCGCCGCGCAGCGCGTCCATCAGGTCCTCATGAGGATGCTGGGGATCGACCGGCTCATCGAGCCACTCGCCCGAATGCGACTGCTTGCGGACGTAGTTCTGGAACGCGGCCTTCAAGAGGGTGCACCGTGGATGGATCAGCAGGCAGCCGGTCTCCAGCAGGATCTCGACCTGGTCGAGCCCGTCGGCCACGCGGTGGGGCGGCCACCGGTTGAGGATCCGCGCGCCGAAGACACGCTCATACTCGCCGTAGGCGGTCGGCCCGAGACCCGATCGGGCGGACGCCGCAGGGTCCAGCCGGACGGTATCGAGCCGGCCGCGCGACGGCAGTTCGTCGGAGCGAGCCTGGATCGCCCGGGCGTTAGCCTCGGAGAACCGGCCCTCGCTGTGGTAGTCACCGAAGACAGTGACTCCCCTTTCCCGCCACCCGGTTCCCGCCACCCGCCACCCCGAACGGACCTGGAACCAGACTGCGGCCGTGTGCGTCGAGCTGCCCGCATCGATCGCCAGGTGCACGGGGTAGCGGGGATCATATTCCGCTGCCTCGGTCACATGCCGTGCTGGGTCGAACGAGGTGAACCACGCGCCATCCGAGGTCTCGAGGATCTCGGCGTGGATCTCCTGCCGACCCAGCCGGGTATTCTCATACAAGCCCACAATCTGATGGAGGAACTCCCGCGGTAAGTGGGCCTGGTTGGCGTAGGTGCTCTCGGTTGTCTGGACGGTTGTCGATTCGCCGAGGATGCGCATCAGCACGGCCAGCCGGCGGGGTGTGGTGGTGATCAGGGCCTGGGGATTGGCGCCGGCGCGAAGTGCCAGCATCGCCAGGTCCCACGTCGCCTGGGCCCGCTGCCAGCAGGCCAGCTCATCGGCCCAGAGGGTATCGATGTTGAGTCCCCTGGCGCGCTCCGGTTCCTCGCCGCTCAGGCAGATCGCGCGGGCACCGCCGGGCCAACTGACCCGGCGCTTCGAGGGCTCGAAGACGGGCCGGTACCGGGGAGGCGCGACAGCCAAGAGCCCGGAGGGGCCCTCGACCATCACGTCCCGGATGTCGGCGGCCGTCGGGGCGATCAGGCAGCCGAGCTTCATGAGCCCGGCCTCGACCCGGCGCTGCACCCAGCAGGCCCCGGCCCGCGTCTTGCCCGCGCCCCGGCCGGCCACGTATCCCCAGACCCGCCAGTCGCCGGCCGGCGGCCGCTGGTTGGGCCGCGCCCGGGGGTGCTCGCGGCACTCGCCCGGCGGCTTGCCGCAGGGGCAACTCTCGGCGTACCAGTCAAAGTGGGGATCGGCCTCGGGGCTGGTTGTCCACGCCACTTCCAGCCGGTGGATTTCAGCCCAGATTCGCTCGAGCTCCGGCGAGAGACTCGAGCTTCTGCCAGATCGCCTCGAACTCCTCAAGTTCGATTCCCATACGGATCCACTCCAGGTTCAGTTTGTCGGCTGAGAGGAGAACCTTGGTGGCGTCGATCGCCTCGCGGTGCGTCGCCTGGTCATCGTCGATCACCTTGAGCAGTCGTCCGACAGCCCCTCGGCGCGCCCCTGCCGGGATCGGCCAGCGCTCGACTTTCGTGCGAGCGACTGGCCGCTTTTCGTGGGCCGGCGGGTCCGCGATCCCCCCTGGATCCCGTGCTTCTCCACGGCTCTTAGACACACGTCAGCCTCTTCGATGGGGCGTGCGGAGGGGATAATCATGGCCCTGAGAAAAACCAGCGCAGACCCGGTCATTCTCCATACGGCCAAGCCTCGCTCAGTCAGCCACGGCGTGCCTCAGGTCGACGTCTCCGGAGTCGGTGAGCTTGGACACGGCATGCCGCAGGCTGGCGATGCTGGTGCCCCCGAACACGAGCGTCAGAGCCTGGAAGATTTCCTGTATGCCACCGCTATAATCCTTCGTGAGGATCATGCCCAGCCCCGACACGATGGTCAGGATGACTGAGGCATACGTCTTGTACCCGTTGATCACGTTGATCAAGAACGAAACCACGCTCATGGCAAAAAACCACCTCGCAACCAGGGAAAGTCGAAACTGGTGAATGCTGGAAGGGACGAGCTGTTATCGGTCGTGACAAACGGCCTCCCACTGCGCGGACGAGTAACGAGCGACGTCAGGGAGTGGGTTTGTGGGCTGGCGCCCCGTTGAGCTTCTCTGCGATGTCTCGCAGCATGTTTTCGATAAGCTCTTGCCGTCGGCGGATTTCGGCTCGCTCGCGGTGGGCCTCTTGGTTGTCGATCCTCTGGTCATCCCGATCTTGCCGGGACTTCCCAACCTGGTCGCGGATCGCCGAAATCTCTGCTTCCCATGCCTCAAGCCGTTTCAGTGACTCAATTATCATGTTCTGTCGGCGATGCAGCTCGGCCCGATCGGCGACCGACCGCTCGTTCTCGCGGCGCTGGAGCTCCCGCTGGTGAAGGGCCGCCTCGTGTCGTGCCTGGTTGTACTCGGCGTCGTTGATCAGGTAAACAACGAGTACGAAGAGCAAGAGCACGCCGGCTAGGGTCAACAAGATGGGGCCGCGATTGGTTCGATTCATGAGGGTCCTTCCTGAATGGGCTCGACCGGCCAACCATCGACGGCGCGGCTCGCGGCTTGGCCAGAACGGGAATCCCGGCGCTCTTCGTCCCGTTGGCCCAGTCGCCGTCACTCGCGACGCTCAGGAGAACATTCGCCGCGAGCCACGCCAGGCCACCCCGAACGACACCAGTCACGAGGAAGGCTCCTCGGTGCCCGCGAGGGGGTTGATTGGCGACTTGGACCCGGCCACAGCTCGGAAGTCGACCGAACGCCGGACCACTACGTCGATGGCGCCGACGGCCAACTGGAGCGAGCTGACCGTCTTCTCGATACCGTGGATGGTCGCGGTCGAGGTATCCAGCGTCTTCTCGACCGATTTCATCGCCAGGATGGCGTCGCGAAGCAGGGCGTTTTGCGCCTCGGTGACCCGGCTCACCTGGTCCTGGAATGCTCGCTGTGACTGCTCCTGCCGATCGGTCAACCGATCCAACTGATCCTGAAACTTCTTCTGCGACTCGGCGTGATAATCCTTGAAGTCCTCAAGGAGGCGATTTTGCTTATCCCCGTGGTCCTTGAGAAAACCAAGGAAGTAGTAGGTGACGGCGACCGCAGCACCGGCCGCACCGAGCGAGCCCAATAAGCTGGTGATCGACACGCCAACCGCGCCGGGGTCGGCGACATTCACGGCCTGAGCAAGGACCGACAAGCTGTTCATCGTGTCGCCTCTGGCTCGTACGAGGACTCCAGAACGTTCCTCAACTGGCGGAGGGTCAATTCCTGTTCGGCGACCCAGAGACCCGTACGGCGCATCTGCTCGAGACAGTCCACCTGACGGTGGAGCGCGGCCACCGTGTCGCTCAAGCCGACGATCGCGGCATCCTTCTGTTTGGCAGCTTCCTGCAGCTCGATGTTCAGGCGGCGGAATTGCTCGGGTGTCGGCAGGGTCAGCGCGAGCTTCACCACCCAGGGCAGCGCCAGCGCGGTGGCGATCGAAAGCACGGCCGTCACGATGCTGATCAACGTAAAAAGACGGTAACCCGGCCACCAG